TGATAACCTTCGTGGCGAAACGAAAGGGTTGCTCCGTCAAAGGAGCCGTCGAAGGTGACGACGCGCTATTTCAAACGAGACCAGCATCGATAGAGTTGACGGCCCAAGATTTTATCGAAGCAGGTTGGAATGTGAAAATCGTGAAACATGCGCATTTGAATACAGCTTCGTTCTGCGGAAATGTATTCGATACACAAGATCTAACAATACTACGAGATCCGCAGGAAATCCTGGCCAGCTGGGGTTGGGCCCCAAGACGATATCTCGGAGTGGGAACGAAGATGTTGATGTCGTTATTGAAATCCAAAAGTATTTCCTACGCTTACCAGTACTCGCAGGTTCCGATTGTAGGTCTATTGGCTAGATTAATTCTGGCTGAAATTGATCGACAACGGCCGGGGCTGAAAGTTGCCCAGGCCCCCGACGAACGGAAACAGCGGATTTTAGACGAAGCGTTGGCGACTCCGCTAGAGCCCTTTCAACCAGGGATCCGGACGCGGATACTAGCCGAGCAGTTGTACGGAATAACAGTAGAGAGTCAGTTGTGGGTCGAGCAGCAGTTATCGCACAATTTTCAATTGGGTGGTTACGTTTTCCCCTTTGCAACCAATCGAACGTGGATACTTGAGGCCACGAAAGTGACCGATGACGAGTATTCAAAGCCGTATGTAACGATAAGCCACGAGGTCATGGAATGGATGACTGAGTGTTTATCGTACACCGAGACATCAGGACGTGTGCAAGCACAGATTTTTGAGATGTTACGGAGGCGAGTCGATAGGGGGGGAAAATGTCCGCTTTTGCAGGATGTGCGACCCACTGAACATACGGTATGAGTCAACAACAACAACAACAGAAGAAACAGAGGAGGAGGGTGAAGAAGGAGGTGAAGAGAGAAGCGATAAAGATTGTTAAGCAAGAGGCAAAGAAAAGAACACAAGGACGACCGGTTAGAATGAACATTCCGAAAGGAAAGAGAGTAATTTTGACTGGGCGTGGGGACTACCGAACCGCAGCGAAAGGAGTTGCGAGGAGCGCCGGATCAATGGCCGGCGAAGTCGCGATGGATGCGTTGTTGGGATTGGTGGGTCTCGGAGATTACCGACATGCACCAATAAAACAAAACACACTGATAGGGAAAGGGTCAATCAACTTTGGCGGGCAAGGACCTCCCACTGTCATGAACAATGGCAATGGGACGGTGATTGTCAACCACCGGGAATTGGCCGGGATCGTAACAGTAGGCACCACTGGTGCTTACCACTATCAGAAATTTGGATTGAATCCAGCAAATCGAGCATTATTTCCATGGTTAGCAGACGTGGCTAGCAATTTCCAGCAATGGAGATTGCAGGGCTGCGTAGTGCACTTGAAAAGCATGGCTTCCAATTATGCTGCTAATGTGACGTTAGGAACAATATTTGCCGGGATACAGTATAATTATTACGCACCGGATCCTGCAAATATGCGAGCTCTAGCCAATCTAGATGGAGCCGCCACCACGAAAAGCAGCCAAGATATAGTCATGCCTATCGAATGCGCACCTAATCGCACAACAGTTGAAGATCTGTACATAGATAATCCTGGCGTGCTCAAGGAAGGAGACGAACGATTCAATTACCTAGGCAATATTTATGTGGGTTATGAAGGAGTGAAACAATCGACGGCCCCCCAACCGGGGGATGATCCGTTAGTGTTATTTCAGATATGGATCTCATACGAGGTAGCACTTTTCAAACCCGTATTGAACGAATCAGTAGGAGCATTCGGAACATTATGGTTGTCTGGCACATTAGGGCTGGAACAACCACGCACGGACACAACGGGGCCAATGGTCGCAGATTTCTCCGCGATCGTTGCTCAACCAGGGTTCGGCAATAACGCCGACGTGCTTTGGGGCAGACCGGCTCCAGACGACAACTCAGCGTTACGATTAACTTTTCCGTCGTATCCAGCGAAGTGGCTCATCGTGATGAACTATTTCCCGGATGCGGCCCAACCGCCGACCGGCGTTTTCTGGGACATGGGGGTTGCTGCGACAGGAGCGACCGTCATGCAGTCCTGGGAGATGTCGGGCGAATACGTGTCGCGGGTCATCGCGCCCGCAGTGCCTATAGCAATCGGATCATTCGATCTGGCGCCATTGCCAAATGGTGCGCCGGCCATGATGTCGGCAATGATCCAAGTAGAGACAGAAATAGACGGAGGAGTACCCTACGTCGACATAAAACCCAACTCAGGCGAGCAAGTGGCCAACTGCTCAGGAACAGGGCCGTTCCAGCTGTTGGCGGTCTGCTTGCAAGACGATTAGGGAAGGAAAACCCTTAAAACCCCCTTTCGGATATGAAAGGCATGGATGAATAGACCATCCATCTGGGAAGGAACAACCCAGAATGACAAACCCCGCCAAAAACAGCGCACGGTGGGAGAGACCACCACTGAGACAAC